TGGTCTTGTGACCTTTGACTGCCCAGCCGGTTGGAGAACTTGAATCTTGCACTTTAAACTTGCTGCCCACAGCACCTTTAACACGAATTTCTTCAATGTCCGATTCTGCAATAGCTTCGCGAATCATGCCCAAGATGTCTTCTTTGAGACCGCCCATATTTTTTGATGTGGATGGTTTCTTGAATCCAGATAATCTTTTGGTTTCGTTAATACGTTTTTGCTTTGTTGCAACAACTTCTTGAATAATTACTTTTAATAGTGCTTTTAGTTCAGATTTTTTCATGGTAGTTTTGTTTTCTTGTAAATTATTTTCGCTGATTTTTGTATTTGGCATATCAGATTCAATCCACTTCTTTACTTTTTCAATCATATCTGGAGACTTCCAGTTAATTTCATATGGACTTATGTTCACGTCATGTTCTTTACCGTCCGGTCCTTTGACATAATGAAACAACTTGATATTATCTTCTTCACGATCTTCATCTGCCCAAAATTTATATGGTCCTTTGCTGGTTTGAATCATAACAGAATTGTCAAACAACTCATTCAAATCAGTAGCATGTGTGTCTTGTGGCAATGGATGTTGATCTTGTAGCATTTCTTTGATCAAATCCTTTAGTTCAGATTTATTCATAATTTATTGTTTATCTTTTATAGCATTTATTCTGTCTACGATTTGACCTTGTTTCTTTGCCAAACTTGCTTTTTTTCGTTCCAATGTTTCTATCTTTTTTTGGACTGGTTCTTGAAATTTGGCAATATCAGCGTCAATTTTTGTAATGTCATTGGTAAATTTATCCAATGCTGCTTGATATGTAGCCAATGATTTTTTGTCTGAATCTTTCATACCAGATTCTGGTGAAGCAATATCCATCGCACCAACTTCACCAATTTCTTGAATAGTTTCATTTTGTTCAACTGAATCTGTATTTACACTAAAATACAAAACTCCGTTGCTTTCATAAATTTCTACAATTTCCAAATTGTGTGAACCAGCATGAGTCATTATCTTCACATCTTTTATAGAATTTTCACTTACAATTTTATTCACAGCATCAGCGTTCTGACCAATATTTTCATTCAGTTTACGCTGAACAATTTCTTTGATAAGATTTCTTAGTTCAAATTTTTTCATTTGCCGTGCATTTTTAATATTTCTTCAGCAGCGGCTTTTGCTTTTTTAGCCAATTCAACTTCACGCTTTTCTTCTGGATTATTCATGTTTGTTTCATCATGTTCTTCATTCATTCCTTTATTTTCATAAGCAGCCCACATTTCACAAATACGCTGATTACCTTCATTTTTAGCATTATGCATCTTCCACATTGTTGCATAAGCTTTTTGTGGAACATCTTTGTATCTACTCAACAATTTCTTTTTAAGAGCAGCTGGAAAATTTGGTGGAGTTCCTTCTTGTAGATTGGTTTCAGCCACTCCCAATCCAATTGCTTCCTTTACTATTTGTCTTACCAGTTGTTTTAGTTGATCTTTATTCATAGATTTTCTATTCTTATTTTTAAGTATATATAAATATCAATAAGTTTATAAAAAAAGTGTATATAAGTTACACAGTGTTTGCATTTATTGTGTGATTTGTGTGGCTCGGAATCAAGATTGTATAGTCAGATATATACAGATGTCAAGAACAAAATGCTCAACTACATGTTCTTATAACAATATATAAAAAAGAAAACCACCGATTTTTTGGTGGTTTTCAGGTGTAGAATCAAACTTTAATATGTTATATTAATATTGTAAAATCGCGTAATCGTAAGTTAGTGTCATGCTGATGGTCAATGCTTCGTTTGCACTCCAATCCAAACCAGCACCATTGAAATCAACGGTGGATGGAAAGCACCCTTTCAGTTGCCATTGTTCAACTTTGTCGCCGACTGGTCCAAGAACGTCGATGGTAACGTCCTTTTTATAAAAATCAGCGTAGCCGTTTCTTCCTGTGACCGACTCGTGGGCAAGACGAACCCACTCCATACATGCTTGAGCAGCAGATGGAACGATTGGGTCATATAAAGAAATTGCAATGTCTTGCCATTCACTCTTGCCCTTCAGTTTGCGATATGTGTTGATGTGGTCAAGTTTGATTGTTCCATTTGTGATGCTTGGACGAGCAGCAGTTTTGATAAGATATGCTGGAATGCCGTCGATGTTCATGATAAAACGGTTCTGAACTTTTGGTTCAAAACTCGTAAAGAATATTTGATTTGCGTCTAGTAGTTCTGCCATAATTATGTTTCTCCGATTGATTGTTTGCTGTGAGTTTTCACTAATAATAAATAAAGAACTGTCAATGAAATATTTTCTTTACATATAAGATATATAATACTATACTGCATACGAACTCAAATACACTTATGGCAAGACCCAAGAAAAATCCAATACACACAAACATGCTTTGCAAGACATGCCAAATGGATTTTCAAGTCAAATGGGTCAAACGAAATATACAAAAATATTGTTGTAAGTCATGTGCCAATAAAGACCCAGAGGTGCTGCTAAAAATGAGGCAATCTCAAAAACAAACTTCGTTGCTAAAATATGGTGTGGAACATCCTATGCAGACAGCAAGTGTTGTACAAAACCTCAAGATCAGTATGAAAGCAAAGTATGGTAAAGAGTTTGCTCAACAAGTAAAATCTATCAACGACAAGTCTAAGCGAACCAACATGATACACTATGGAGTTGAAAATATTTTACAGAAAAACAGTCCATTGAGAGAAAAGATAATAGATGGTTGGATGAAAAAATATGGAGTGGATAATCCTGGTAAATCTCGTGAAGTTATAGATCGCAGAAGTAAAGTAAAACAAGAAAACCATTATGAAAAACTTTGTGCATATTTCAATGATCAAAAAATAGAATGGTTGATAAAACCAGAAGAATATGATGGTTATCATTTTTCCAAGAAATACAATTTCAAGTGTAAGAAATGCAATGGTGGATTTGATTCTACTGTATATGTTCCCACAGATGTGTTTTGTGAATTGTGTCATCCTGAAAGAAAAATCACCGCCGAAACATCATTGCACGAGTTTTTGGTGTCTGAACTAAATGGAAAAACTGTGTCAAGACATAACCGAACCATATTAGAAGGTAAAGAACTTGACTTTTATATACCAGAATTAAATTTTGCTATTGAATATAATGGTTTATATTGGCACAGAGAAGGTCAAACAAGAATGAGTAAAAACTATCATTTGGATAAAACAACAAAATGTGCAGAGAAAAATATACGATTAATTCATATATTTGAGAATGAATGGAAACATAAAACAAATATTGTTAAATCTATTATTCGCCAAAGTTTGGGCGGTTCAATGGCTAAAATATATGGCAGAGAATGTGAAATCAAAAAAGTTGATAAAAACAGTAAGCGAGAGTTCTTGAATAATTGTCATATACAAGGTGATGATCGTTGCAGTGTTGCTTATGGATTATACTATAAAGATTCTCTTGTGAGTATCATGACATTTTGTAAGAGCAGATTTGATAAGAAAATAGAATGGGAAATATCAAGATTTTGCAATTCACTCAATACACGAATACTTGGCGGTGCCAGTAAATTGTTTAGTATCTTTTTAGAAGATTATAAACCAAACAGCGTGGTAAGTTATTCTGACAGACGATTTTTTACCGGTGACATATATAATAAACTTGGCATGCAGTTTGTTGGAAATACTGCACAAGGATATCATTATGTATCGCCGGATTTTAGCACATTATTCAATCGTCAAATGTTTCAAAAATCCAAGCTAAAGAAAAAATTACAAAAATTTGATGAGTCATTGTCTGAATGGGAAAATATGAAAGTCAATGGATTTGATCGTATTTGGGATTGTGGGCACTCAAAGTGGATTTTTAAAAAGAATTGAAGAGAATATAAAGAATAATACACTGTCTGTTAATATAGTGTAAATAGTGTTGACTATATCATCCAATACGATAACACTATATATTGTCAATCAATAACGGTTGATGCAACAAAAGAAAAATATGAAAAAGTATATCCTATTAGCACTAGTATCAGCATTGTCAGTTGTAGCCGCAGAAAAGAAAGAACGCCCGCCACTGACCGATGAGCAAAAAGCAATCGTTGCCAAGTATGACACCAACAAGGATGGTAAGTTGGACAAAGAAGAACGAGCAAAGATTACACCAGAAGATGCAGCAAAGTTGCCGCCTCCTCCCGCCGGTAAAAAGAAGCAATAAGTTCGTGAAGGAATAATTCACTTAAAAAAAAGCCCCGAGAAATCGGGGCTTTTTAATTTATGATTATGTCGTCAGTTTATGAAATCCTCTGGCAACGTCAGAATAAACAGTTTCAATATCAATATTGAATCTACTAGCCAGTTTTTCTAAAATTGGATTTATATCTGGATATTTTTTATATTTTGTTGTATAACCATATATTTCATCTACAACATCATCTACCGCCGACTCATATTCGCTTTTGTGCATCGCAATTTCTTTGACGCTCATTTTTTTATCATAGTTCTTGGCTATATTATCTTTGATTTTATCCAAATATCCATGAGCACGAATAATCTTGAATACTATATTTTCTTCACTCAATTCGCCACCACTATCCAAACCAGATTGACGATACTTATAAAGCTTGTCCAACAGACTCTTTAGAGCAGTTTCATCATGTTTTGACAATAGTGTTGTTATTTTCTTTTTGTATTCTTTATACTTCTTTTTTATAAGTTCTTTGTTGAAAGTTGGACTTTCTTTAACAGGTTCTTGTATCCAATCATTTTTCAACACACTATATGAACTGGCTGAAGTAGGTACATGTGCTGTGTCTTGGACATATATTTCAACATCATGACCTTTCATGGTTATGTTGTGCTTGTTGTTCCAACCTACTTTTATAGCATCAAATAATGTTTGAGCATCATCTGCTGTCATATCCAAATCTTTAAAATCTGTGACAACATGCAAGTCAATATCACTATAATCTGTCCAATTATAATTGGTGATGCTGCCAATGATAACAATATCATGTATCTTTATATGTATATTATTTTCTTTCTTGAGATTAGCTACAAAATCTTGCGCGATTTTTAATAATCCTTTGCGCACTATATTATCAAGTTTGGCACCATCTTCATTGATGTTCCAAAGTTTTGGACAAAGAGTATCTCTGTATAAAGGATATTTCATTCGATAACAAATGGTTGTAATTGTTGTATGCTGCTGGCGGCATCTGTGTGCAATATAGCAATACGATGTAGATTGATGTTATTCCATGCATCAAAATTCTCTTTCGTATCGTCCAACAATACATGAGTGACGCGACCGGAAATATTTTTTATTTCTTTAGGTTTTTCGATTCCTATATTAGCAACACGAACTTCCAAACCGCCGTTCCCAGTGAAATTTCTTACCCATTGTGTTTTTTGGGCCACAAGTCTGTCCATATCCTCCATGCCTACAGCATTCAATTGTTTTTTTCCTTTACGCCTATCCCCCGCTGTGAGAATTATTGGTGCTGGATCTTTAAAATTTTTGCTGATAACATCCCACAATTGTTTAGCATCCGACATTGGTTTTAGATTAGTCCAAAAGTTTGGAAATTTTGGAGTGACGCCATCTTTTTCTTTTGCATTTATTAAACTAAATACGCCAACAGTTTTTTCTGGTGTACTGTATTTTTTTGCATACTCTTTCGCACCAAGTCCACCAGAAAGCTCCATAAATCCAGCTTCCATATCAACCAAAACTCCATCCATGTCACAGTATAATTGAACTTGCAGCGCACTTTTCTCTTCTTCTTCTTTCAATAGATCTTTTAACAATATATGCATATACTATAAATATCACGATTTTGTTGAATGAGCGAGTTTTTTCTTTGAGTTTTCCCAAACTATTTCAACACCATAACCGGCCAACATCAATTTATTTGTTTTAATAGCATCTTTGTTCCATTTTTCTTTTGCCGTCATGTGCAAAGACTTATTATAATAATCCGGTTGACATTTTGATGGATTGCAATGCCAATAATCACCGTAACATTCTATTGCTTTTTTTAACGACGGTATGTAAATATCCACCGAACATCTTGCATCTTTTAGATATTCTTCCAACCGTGCGTCTGGATATTCTAATAAAACAAGATCATAAGTTTGTTTTTGAAACTTAGATATGCGTTTTCCGTTTGATAATATGGCAGACGGGCTATCAAAATAGCACGCGGTTCCGTATTTTCTCATGCAAGTATTTGCAGCTTTTTCCGGATTGTTGTATTTATAATTTCCGTATTTTGTTAGTTTGGTTTCCGATATTTTCAATCGAGACTTTTTTGAATTCATTGGATTGTTTGTTAAAAATATGTTTCTGCACATCTCTTTGTGCTCATTGGATTTCACATTACATTCATTTGAACAATATTGCTGCAATTTTCCAGACCTTGGGTGTAGTATTCTTTTATATCTATCAAACGGTTTATTGCAATTTAGGCAATTTACAATTTCGTGATTTTGCGATTTTCTCCAAGCATACATGGCTTTTGTGTCTATGAATCTTTTATTTCTGTGCTTCCAATCAACCGTGAAATATTTACCAGTCCATTCGCAAATTTTATTTATTGACTTCGGGTTTCCATAATTTGTTTTCATATAAACATAAATATACGACCCCGTAGGCAAAATGATGAAATCCTGCTATATAAAAAAGAAACCCACTTTTTAGTGGGTTTCTTGTAATCAATTTTTTATGATTTATGCACCCGGAAAAACAGCACCGCTCGGGAGTACATTGAAATCAAGTACGATAAATTCTGCTGTGCGTGTTGGTTGAATATAGATTTGTCCGTATAGAATATTGCGGTCAACCACATCAGGTGTGTTGTTGCTGTCATCCATGATTACCTTGAAGGAATAGATGCCAGAACGTTGTTGTACGCTTTCTAGATATGGATTAACGATGTTCAAGAAACGTTGACGAGTTGTTGATACATTCTGCTCAAACACTAGATAGCGAGAAGAAGATGCAATGAACTTTTTCAGTGCAATCAACAAACGGCGAACGTTGATGCGATCCAATGCAGAAGGCTGACGTTGCAGTGTCTTTTGACCCCATGCCACCACACCTTGACCTGGAAACGCTGCGATTGGATTAACGTGACCTTCGTATAGAGTGTCGCGCTCGGTATGTGTCAAACGATCAGCAACTTGAACGGCTTGTGGAATACCACCACGGTTCAGACCGGCGGGTGCAAACCATTCAGCAGCCACCTTGTCATTGGCGGCGTAAACGCTCATCATAACGACAGATGGTGGAACTGGTATGACTTTGTTGCTGTTGGTGTCAACGATCTTGACCCAAGGATAATAGGTGGCAGCATAGTTTGTGTCAAACTGTGCAGCTAGGTCTACCACGTTTTGGATAGAAGTATCACCAGCCATTTGGTTTGGTGCAATGTCCATGATATAAAATGCATCACCACGACGTTCACAGGTGTCAATAACGAGCGAAGCGACGTATGGATGATCTTGATATTGAATGCCGGGTGTTGTGATGAGATTAAAATCAAACTCATCTGCATTGCCCAACGCAGCCAAACATTGTTTGTATGCGTAAGAACCATAACTTTTGTTGGTAGAACAATCCAATCCTTGTTGATTGGTTGGTAAAATATCATTACCAACTAGGAACGGAATTGAAGGAGATTGACCATCAAAACCCCCTTGGAAACCAAGAATGAAACGACGTTTCTTGACGTTTATGTTTTCTTGGCTGGCAATATACAATGGAGTAATACCGCAGTTTGTTTCCAAATCGAAAGCAACGTTTGCACCGGTTGCAGAACCAAGTGGCAATGGAGCAAAATACTGCTTGTTGTCAAGTTCTGGACCAACCGAACTGCCGTTTGGATACAGAGCCAACAGATCATCATCGGCTTGTGCTGGCGCTGGTTGAAATACAATACCGGATGCATAACGACCTGGTTGCAACAAATAGGCAGACGCACTGCAATATTGCATTGCTGGCAACTTACCAAGACGTGCATAATCTCCACCGATTGGTGCAGCATATGGACCAAATCCAAACGGAATTGAGTCGGCTGGCCATGGAGATGTTGCCATCTCAACGCGTATCAGTTTGCTCTTGTTCACATAATCACCAAATTCAACAATCTTGCCGTTGAAGTCGATGTAGTTATAAACATCTCCGATGCGACGAGCAACATAGTTGCTGCTATTGACATCCAAGTTTAGATTGTCATATCGTTCAATTATTTGAGGCTTTGCATCTGTGTCAGAGAAAGCACGTAGAACCAGCGAGAACGAACCATATTTTGTACCGGCAATTGAACCAGCAGAACGAACATTGTTGATTTCAACCTTGTATAGAGTATTGGCAGAAGTTCCATCACTTAAAGTATGAACCTTGAACAAGTCATATGCCAAAGAAGCTGAGGTATTAAAACCAGCAACCAATTGTGTGCGAATATATGGAGTATAAGCGTTGGTCAAATCATAAACAGATGTTCCAACGTCCGGTGTAATACCATCGGTGAAAGCCATGTTATCGCGAGAAGAAATCTGAATCTTCCAGCTACCAGAAGCCAACATTTCATCTATAACTTCTTTTGTTCTGTTCTTGAAGTTTTTGTATGTATAAGCAGCCTCTATTTTTTGACCGGTTGCCACTGGAACAAATCCTGCTTTTGGATCAGTACCAAATACATTGGTTAGATACGCAGATGATTCTGTGTCTAAAGAGAATGTGTATGTACCATATGAACTGCTAACATATTGATTTGTGTCAGTGTCAAAGTGAACGTCATTTAGTACTAAACTATATTCCGCATCAAGGACTGTTGCATTGCTTGCTGTTTCCAACAGAACAGAGCCACTGAAACCAAATAAGTTTTGGCCGCGATCATATGCCGTGTTGGCCAGAACAGCCAAAACAACTTCGTCACGACCAGTAACCATCGAGGCACTTCCACAACTGTCTTCACTGGAAATTGTATCAGGTGTCCAGTTGCTAACATTTATAGCACCATAAGAACCGGTCAAAATACCAGAGATATCCAAAGTGTAATTACAACCACCGGCTTCTAACAGCGCGATACTTGCGGTTGGAATGGTTGATGCGGCTGGTAGATTGGAAGAAATTACCGATAGATTATAAGCAACGCAAGAAACAAAACTTCCGCTATTTGAACCAGTTGCAGTTTGACCCGCGACTGTTGTGAACGCAACATCACCAACAACTACAGTAGAACCGGTATAGATGCCAGATGAGAATTCCAAGCTCAACGAACCGGAGATTACAAATACTCCCGCCGAAACATATGTCACCGAACTATCAAGCAATGATCCACTGAATGAACCGCTCTCAGCAAAGCGTGCGTATTGACCGGGAATTGCACTGATGATCAAAGCATCTTTTTGTTCATAGCCACCCAATCCACCAACGCGGCAGACTGTGACTTGACCTTGCTGACGCAAGTATTGTTGAGCAGCGATTGGACCATATAGTGTACCATCAGGATCACCAAAGATGCTTGTTAAGTCACCCTCGCTGGTTATTACCGTTGGAGAAAATCCTGGTCCCTTGTTGAAGGGAGCAACGACTACTCCACCGATTGCTGCCACACCTTGTGCCAGAAACGATTGATCAATTTCGCGGGTGAATACACCCGGTGAAACGACACGTTCTGACGGACTATAATTTGCATTTTGTTCTATTGCCATATGTTATTTTCTCCTGTTAAATTTGGATTAAAATTCTATATATAAGTATGTTAGAAAAACTCAAAACATAAAAAATATCAACTTGTGTGTCCAAATAATTAATTAACTTACTTTGGGAGAAAAAACACCGGTATTGATATCAAATGTTCCTTCACCATATTTAGCAACAATTTTATCTAAAAATACTTTTTCTTGATTTTCAATAGCAGTGATTTTTTGTTCAATTCTAACTTCATTCTTTTTAACTTCACGCTTTTGAAGTTCCAATTGACCAAGAGCCAATGTGGTTTCTTCATAACCTTGACGAATAGCAGAAAGTTCTGTTATTTCTTCTTGGTTGAATTTAGTTGGGCTATTGGCCGTATTTTGAGCTGGTTGATTTAGTTCCATATGTTTATAACCTTTTGTTGAATTGTTTCATTCATATATATGGATATATATAGTCAAACAATATATATAATAACTATTTTTTGTCTGAAATATTTATTGGAGAAAAAGCATGCTGCATTATATCTTTGTTGATTTTATATACACGTGGCGGTTCATTTTTATTTGAATCTGTATCAACAAAGTATTGTTCGTTATTGTGATCAAATGTTTTTGGTTCTGATATATTGCTGTGTTTTTTTACAAGATCATTGAAAGTTGAATCAATATTTGTATCTGCTTCAATAACAATTGGAGAATTTGGCTTTATTTTTTTTATGATATATTGATTTCCTTTATATGGAAATCTTGTTTCAAACTCAGGAGAATCAATTGTTTTGTCCATCTGCTCAAGTATTCTTGAAATTGTGAATGCTATCAAATTTTTTTCTGGAAGATTTGTTGCATTTATTTCTTTTTGTGGCAACTCATTTTGTTTAACATTTTGAGATGGCTGTTGTGTGCGAGTCATTGCAGAATTTACTTGCTCTATTGAATTCATGGTTTGCAATTCTGGTCCCCATTTGTTTATTGGGCATCTGGAACTTTCCAAGTGAATTTTTGCGGCCATATAACAGCCACATTTTAAACATCTATTTTGTGTATAGAATTCACAACCTTCACAAATTTTTATTCTTTCATTTGCTTTTTCTGCGGTGGACAATAATGGCTTTCCTTTTGCAGCATCTATTCCACTCAACCAAGCTTGTTTTGCAAGATTTCTTGCTTGTTGAAATATTGATGGAAAAGACTCAAGATTTTCATTCTCAAGTTTATTTTTTATTTCCTGATATTTTTCAGGTGTTAAATTTTGATTGGCGGGGGAGTTCATAAAGATATAACCTCTTTCTTCATATATATGAATATATCAACGCAAACAATCTATATAATAATTAAAAATTAGCATTTATCTACAAATAGATACCAAGCATATAAGTTTAATGAATAGGCGGCGATGTATGAATCAACCCTATTGATGTTTTGTTTCCGTCAACAGTAACTTTATAATTTTCTCCCTTGAAATTAAATACTTTATCTTCTGTATTTTTTGATAACTCAATTAGGCTTCTAAATTCTGTTAATTCTTCAGCAGTAAATTTGGTAGTGATATTTATTTTTGGCTGCGGTATTTCCGCTGGCGGTTGCACCAACATAGGTTCACTGTGTGAAAAAATACTCAAAATGCCATTTTCATTTTTCTTTGCTGAGTAGCTTTTATTATTGTGACGAAAGTTTCCTACCTTGTTGTCAGCTGAAATATTTGCCATTGCAAGAACATTTTCTCTTTCTTCCAACGGAAAGTCATTAATATTTACGCTACTAACTGTGACGCGCATTTGAGGCTGAGTCGAATTGGGTGCGTCGGTGATTGTGGTTTCGGTGCTCATAAAATTATCAACATTGAGGATAGTAATAGATATCGTAGGTGGTTGAAACTGTCTCATATGGACAATTCACCAGACTACCATTGTCGCAAGCGGTATTGCAACTTTGACCACACGCATCAGTTACACCGTCGCCGCATTTATTCTGACATGGTGGGTTGCTGTCATCGTAATCCGGATCAGCTGGATCGCCGCAAGCAGTTATACCATCACCATTGCAGTCATAGCAGCAGCAATTGTCGTTACACTCCTCGTGAGTTGTAGAACCATTGCATCCACTTTCACAACCACCGTTTCTGCAACATTCGTCGTTATAGTAGTTGGTCTGCTGGTAATCTGGACCTCGTATGTTTATACCACTCGTACCACTGTTGCTCAAAGTTAGATTAAAACTCGGAAAATAAATACTGACGCTGTAATACCCAGCTTCTCCTATCGTATTTGCCTTGTAACTAGCTATAACATTGTTTATAGCACTTGGACCAGATATAGCATGAGTCCCGCTCGCAGCCAACGTTCCGGTATATGTTCCATTTACCGAGCGAGCATACCCGCCCCCGCAGTTATTAGTAGCAGTATAAGATGCGGTGTAAGCCAAGCCTGTATTGTTTGGGTTGGTGACATAAGCATGAATCCCGCTACCCACCTCAAAATTACCCGAATCTAAAACGTAGAATGTGGGCGGCGAAAGATTACTTTTACCATGTCCATGACTGAAAGATATTGTACCACTTGATCTAGCAAATAAAGTTCTTACTATTTCATCATTTAATGAAATTACAGTAGTAGCTCCACGACCCAGTTCAACATTAACTGCGTTTAGTGAAATTGCGTTGGGATATGCTGGTAGTGCCATGTATATTTATATATATAAAACCGCTATTGTATATATTTTTAGCTGGTTGTTGGAAATCCTGGAAATGGTATAAAGGATTGTGAAGCTTCGTCCCATAACTTGGGCAGTCCATCAGTTGGCCATGCCACAGGTGGCACAAAACTAACAGCAGCTTCGTCCCATACCCATGATGCTGGATGACTGGCAGCTAATGCGTTGGCACGAGCT